GAGTTTCACCTGGAGCAGTTGTGCTAGATGGCTCTTGTTTGTCATTTTTAGTTGTTGCTTGTGCTTGTGTAGCTTTAGTGTTATCACCTGCTGTTGGCGCTTGTGTTGCGTCTACGGCACCATCTGTCGCTTGTCCGCTGGCGTTTGGATCTTTCTCAAGTGGTTGTCCTGTATCTGTAGCAACTGTACCAATCTGTTCATCGCTTAACCCTTGTGCTGAAAGTATATTAGTAATAGATCCAGTGTCTGTAGGTTCACCTGCTTTTGTCCAAGCCTTGTTAAGTTTACGTGTTGTAACTTTCTGTCCTAATTCTTTACCTGCTTTTTTTGCTGTACCTGCAACTGCGCCTACAGCCTTGCCAAGGCCTTTGTTTGCTACTGCACCTGCTTTGTCTAAGCCAGAGCCTACTGCTTTACCTGCACCTTTAGCCGCCGCTTTACCTATGTTAGCCGCACCTGCCGCGGCTTTCTTGGCCATTTGTTTAATGTCTATTTCATTAAGAATGTAATCTTCTAATTCGTAAAAGTATTGTTCTTCTAACTGTTCAGCATTTTTATAAACTTTTGATTCTTTCTTTGCACCTTTTTCTACATATTCTGATTTGGCTAATGCACCACCAAGTGCAACTGCCGCCGCACCTTGCATAACTTTTTCTGCAACATCTTGAGCAAAGGTATCTCTAAGTGTATCCATACTTGCTTCTGAGTTGGACATTATAACCTTGTCCATAAATTCTTTTACTAATGGGTTGTCTGGATCTGATTCTGCAAGTGCATCAATTGCGGCAAACATTTTATCGTTGAATATTTCTGGTGCAACTGATAAATTTTTAATTGCATAAACAATATCACCGTTTGCATCTACACCTTCAATTTGCACATCAACTTGAGCCATCCAAGGTTTCTCAGTTCCAGGCAATTTAGTTTCAACTTTACTTGTAAATGTTTCACCTGCTTCGTATTCACCTTCTATACCACCAATTACTTGTGGCTCACTGCCCATGAAACTGTTTAATTCATCACTTGCACTAATTCTAACGCCTTCACGGAAGTTTGATTGATCAACTGCTCTTTGTAATTGTGTAGCCGCTTGTAAATCTTCAAACTCTTGATCAGACATTCCTGCTTTTAATAAGGCATCTTTATTTTCATCTAACCAACCATTACGTGGAAATTCGCTTGAATCAATATTAAATTTGTCGTTAAGTTCATCTGCACCGTATTGTGCTTTAACTGTACCTACTTCGTCACCTGATAATTTATCTGCATCTGGTGCACCATCGCCTGCAGGCTCACCGTACTCACCATCTTCGCCTGGTAGTGGTTCTGCAGTAGTACTTGTTGAAACATCATTAGCAGAAACTTTTACATCAACGCCTCGACCTTCAATACCAAACTCGTCTTGAATTGCGTCAATAGATCCTTTGAGGTTATCACCAGCACCAAGTGTGTTAATTTTATCATTTAATTGATCTAACTGTTGCTGTAACACTTCACTTTCTTCAGCACCTAATTTTGGAATCATTTCTTCCATTGCTGAACGTGCTTGAATTAATTCTTTAGCCGCTGTGGCATCAATATCAGTAAGTGATGTTGCATCCATTGCATCAAGTTGACTTATGTCAATAGCACCATCTTGGTTTACAAAGATATTTGTAACATCTGCTGGGAACATATCTTCTGCTGTTCCTGATATAGCATCTCCCAGTCCACCTGCAATAGCACCAAGTGCCGCGCCTTTAACACCTTTAGCAACTGCCGTTGATAGTTTATCGCCTTTAATAGTGTTGTTTGCTAACTTTAAAAAGAAACCAATTGCGGCACCACTTAAAATACCACCACTTGCAAATGCAAGTACTGATGTCATAGCACCAATAATAAATGCACTCTTGGCTGGATTGTCTTTTGCAAATCCGCCCCACTTATCAACTCCTGCAAGAATCTTTTGTCCTGCTGGGTTTCCTTGTAGTTTAGTTTTTAATTGTGCTTTTAATTTTTCAAATTGTGCATCAAAGTTTTTAACAGGTCCGCTGTTTGCCGCAACATCCATTAACTTGTTAATTTCAGTTTTCATCTTGCCTGAAACTTCAGAAGTTACTTTACCTGCTTTACCTAATGCTGTTAAATTCTCACCGCCTTCAATTGATACTTTTTCAGCCTGTGTAAATATTTTTTGTATTTCGTCTGGTGTAATGTCAGCTTCCATTAAGTTGCTGTACTGCTCAACTAATGGCCAAACATTCTTTTCCCATGAACCTACATAAAGTCTTTGATGCTCAGTTAACATTTCCCATGACTGAGATTCTGTCAATATTGCTTCTGACTTAAGGTTGTATGCTATTACTTCTTGTAGTTTCATGTTATAATCCTTATAGTAATTTCGCTAGTTCTGCTTTGTCCTGAGGACTAAGTGCGTCGATTGCTTTTTGGATATCTGCTGGTATACCACCTGGAGCACCACCTGGAGCACTACCGCCTGCGGCACCTCCTCCAAACTTATCACCTAAACTTGCTGGAGCCGCTTTTTGACCCACTGCCGCTTGACCTGCTTGTCCTTTAAATGAATCTTGCGAAACACCTTGTAGAATAGTGTCAACTTCTTTAGGAGTTATTGGACCTGTCTTACCTGCTAATTGTTTTGTTGGAAGTTTTTGTTTTTGTAAAAAGTCTATAACTTCTTCTGCATTTGGCTTCTTATGGTTAGCACCTGTTTGACCCATAAATGATCTGTACTGCGTAAATATTTCCTTTGCCCTAGCGTTAGCATCTAATCCACCTTGGATACCAGCCGCTGTTGCTTTTGCACCAACTGCGCCTGCTACTTTAGCACCTGCTTTTTTAGCTAAGTTACCAAGTACGTTGCCGCCAGGAGCCTCAGAAATAGTTGTTTCTGTTACTATCTGATTTATTTTCATAGCTTAAACTCCTTTATATAATATATTTATACTTAATTAGTCTCAAACTAACCGTAAATACTCGACTATGGTTACACATTATATTGTAATGGATGGAAACAACACCGAAGTAGCACAAGTATACAGCTATGAAGAAGCCCTCCTAACACAGCAACAGTTAAATGTCATGAATCCCCAAGAAGAATACACTATTGTTGAAAAACAACATAGTTATATCAAAGCTGGATTCGGTCGTGATCCTGATCTACATTAATCGCGAGTGTCCATTAAGAATTGTATGTTAATGTATATTATTGTATTTGTGAGTGTATTGTATTGTTTGGAACAAGTACTACGTACTTGTTGTTTATCGCTATCGCTCAAACACTTCTATCTTTTATATAACAAGTGTTTATATATGAATAATATAAGTGCGAAGCACTTTAGCATTATCTAGATAGTTAAGCCACAATTCGCCCGTTGCCGGACGAATTAAAAAAAGTGGAAACTCCTACATTATCTGAGTGAGCATCGCCACAACATGTTAAAGAAGATTTGTATGATATACAATGCATTCAACAATTTTAATAGTTAAATGTATAATATATAGTACAACGGAGGCGGCGTACCGCATACCCCCTACTTCAGCATTCGCAAATATACGCGGAAAGCAGTTGATCCCTAACAGTCGAAATCACTTACTCAGTGGTTGCTTTTTCTCAGAGCCACGATCTTTTATACCTAAGTTAGTATTGTCCTTGCAACTCGCTACACCCATCGACAGTATTTCATGCAGAATCTTAGCGGATCGAGCAACCCCGATCAATCAATGTTGCTATGTTGTGCCTATATGTTTTTTAATGCTTCGATTAAGATTTTAGAACTGCCAACTCGTACATTAATGATACCGTTGTAATATTCATCGGTCTCAAGTACTCTACGATCAAACTGTTCTTTTGCCTCTATGTAACTTAAAACGCCTCTGCTAGGACAAAAATGCAAAATTTCTCTTGTAAATTTATCTTCGCCTAATGTTGCAACGTCTGCTAATAGCTTGTCACTAGATCCCCAATAAGTTTTCCAGTCACTTTCCTTAGTTCCACGTCTTTTATTTTTTCTGCCTTTTAGCGGCGGTTTAGTTGTTTTAAATCGGGCTAATTTTTTGCCTATGTACTTGCGGTCGTTAGTTAAGTTTGTTATCAAATATACAAAACCTTCGCAGTCTGTTGGAAGATCCTCTATTTTCTTGTTTTGATAAGTCCACTGCATGAACTTACTTACTGTTGCCTGTGATTATTGTTCTTGATTGTGGTTTGTCTTGTTAGATGTAAAGTCGTCCATGATCTCTACTCGACGAGCAGAGCATAGTCGTCTAATTTCACTGAGCCACTTACGAGCTTCACGCTTAGTACGTTCGCTTTTACGAATTTCAAATGATTCGTTAGCTTTATAGTACCGCATGTACGCCTTTGTAAGTAGATCATGTGTATCGTCTTGCATTACTGAATCTCAATATCGTTATCGTAGCTAGTAAATCCGTTCTCTTTAATAACTTTAAGCACGTTAGTAACACGCCCAATTAATTCATCTTTGTGTGAAATTAGATATACGTTCTTATTACGTTCTCTAGCCATCTTCTTTAAAATACTAATTGAACATTCAACACCAGCAGTATCCATACCACTATCAATAAGCTCATCGATAAACAATAAGTTAATATTCTGGTACAAACTTTCCCATACGTCACGGAATGACCAACTCATACCAAGTATAAGTCTATTACGCTCTCCTCTTGACAAGTTATCAAAGTCTAAGTCTTGTCCTAGCTGTTGTATCTCAACAGTAAGATCGTTTTTAAATACAACTGTATGCGGAAGACCGATCTTATCAAGATAGTATGTAAGTCTGTTGTTTAAGTATGCTAAGTTTTGTTCAATAATCTTTTTACGAATAAAACTATCTTTATTTGTTAACAACTTGTACAAGAAGTCTTGATGTTCTTTTTCACTAGTTAGGTCGTTAACAACTTCCCAATTAAGTTCTTGAATAGCAGTTTCATTCAAATCATCAATCTGTTCTTGATAAGGATCAAGTTCTTCTTGCTTTGCTGTTAATGCACTCTTCAAATTATCAACATTACTTCTATGCTCGTATGCTTCTTTAGCATTTTCATAAAATGTATTAGGTTTACTTTCAATATCACCTAGTTCAGAAATCTTTGTAACAACTTTATCAAACTTATCAGCAATTTCAATTAGGTATGTGTGTGCATCACCGTAATCTTTTTGTAATTTTTCTACAAGTTCTTCTAATTTGTCGTCATGTAAGTCTTGCCCACAAGCATAACACTTTGCGTGTTCTAAATCGTCTAGTTCTTTACCAGACTTCTTCATATTCTTGTCAGCTTGTTCTAATGCACGTTCAACTGTTGATCGTTCTTTGATTAAATTGTTACTCTTGGTAGTTTTTTCTGACCAAGTACTAAGAAGATCGTGAGCTTCTAGCTCAACGTCAATGTCTAGCTTTTCTAAATCTTTAATTGCTTTATCTAACTTGTCACAGTCTTGTTTATTTTGAGAAATCCAAGCCTTACGCCTAGTATGCAATCGATCAATGTTTTCTTTAATTTTTTCGTTGCTTGTTGTAACTGCTTGTAGTCTAGCAGTTTCTTCTGTAAGCTGATCTTTAGTTTTTTTAGATTCTTCTCTAAGTCTGTCAGCTTTTTTAGATAATATAGTAATACCTAGTAACTGTTCAATGATCTCTCGTTGATCATTACTCTTTAATGATAGAAAGGGTTCTGTATATGTGTTTAATGCAAGTATATGCTTAAACATAGTATGACTCATGCCAAGAAGTGTGTTGATATCTTCTTGAGTCTTACGACTATCACCTTGACTTTCGTCAGTAATCTCTTGATCCTGATCATCAATACTAAATTTTAACAAATTAGGTTTACGTCCACGTTCGATATGATATTTTCTACCATCTTTTTCAAACGTAAGTGTTACCAACATCGCTTTGTTATTAGTTTTATTAACTAAATTGTCCTTGCGTATGTTAGTTAGTGCTTGGCCGTACAGAGCATATGACAACGCATTAATAATTGTTGTCTTTCCTGTACCGTTACGGCTCCCAGAATCGTCACCTCCTTGATCTAAGTTTTCACCAAGCACTAACGTCAGTTGTTCGCGGTCAAAATCAACACCTTGTGTAGAATTACCTACACTCATAAAGTTTTTAACTGTTAATTCTTTTATCTTAATCATCTCTACCAAGCTCCCGGTATATATCTAACAGCTTTTTCTTGTCAAAGTTTTCTGATTCAATTGCTTCAATCTCTTTAGATACAATCTCGTCAACACTTTCAAACTGTGCAATGTCAATTTCACTGTTCATAGCTTCGTCTTGTGTACTTGGAATCAGTGTAATCTCTCTGCATTCATATTCTTGAATAAATGTTTCTTTAATAAAACTTGCTTCTTCGTAACTAATAGGTAAGTCTAATGAAACTCGCAAATACATCTTAGGTTTAATAAGTGTATCTTTCTCATCTAATAGTCGACTTAGTTTTACAGTACGATACTTAGGGCAGTTCCACCAGTTAATATACTCAGGTTCACCATCGTGTTCTAAAATCATCATGCCACGTTCGTCATCCCATGCATCTGCATAGTTGTGTGGCAATGCATTTCCAATATAGTGTACAGGTCCTTTAACTTGACGCTTATGAAAGTGTCCACTAAACACATATTCTTGGTGTTGGAAATGTTCTGCTCTAAGTTCTCCGTGGTCTGGCATCTGTACCATAGCATTCATATAGAAACTAGGCAGTTCAAAGTGTCCAAATATATACTTGCTTTTAATTTTACTAATCTTTTTCCACTCATCTCCTACTAACCAAGGAACAAGTGTGCTATCACCAATGGTCATAATTTCATTAACCATTGTAATGCCGTCAATATGTTTACCAAATGCAACAGAGTTTAAATCTCTTTTGTCTTTGTAGTATAAATCGTGGTTTCCAGGAAAGAAGTAAAAGTTTTCAAACGCTTTACCCAACTTTTCTAAAGAACGCAGAGTAGCATCAAGTGTTGTAATGTTCAAACTGTTTCTATTATGATGCCAATCGCCCATAAAGATACCAGTCTCACAGCCAGCGGCTTGAGCTTGTTCAATGTACCAATCTATGAATTCTTCACAGTCGTCATTGTGCGTTTTTGAATTGGACTTTAGTCCAAAGTGTATGTCTGTAAAGACAGCGGCCTTTTTAAACAAATCATTTACCTCACGAATTATACTTTATTGTACAACATATAGATTCAAGTGTCAACCTATTTCTTTTCAGTTGCTTTTTTATGCTTTTCAAGTTCAGCTTCCCACTGACCTTGGTTCTGTCTAGTAAAGGAAGGATTCATATTGTTCATCTCAAGAATATCATCTCTAATATTTTGATTACGTTTTTCAATATTAATAATTCTTACAAAACTATTTGTAACAGCCGCAGTATAATATGCAAACGGATTATTAGACTTTGATTCGTCAAATTGTAGACCAATCTGCGTTAGCTGGAGAATTGCTTGTCCACGCATTTCGTCATTGTATGTATATCCACGTACATTACCTCGGGTAGCATAGCGTTCGCACAACTTCATCCACATCAGTGCAAGTTTGTTAGTTGCTTGTCCGCCACTTAAACTAAAGTAACCATTTTCCATACCACCTTCCCAATGACTTTTACCTACAAGTTCAAGTTCATCGTTAGCATTAAACCTATAATGCACGTATGGAGGAAAATTTAACTTAACTTTAGTATCAGCTATAGTTTTAGGGTTTTTCTTACGACCCGGTTGTTCTGGAACATGATCATATGTCATGACCCTAAATACCACGTCTTGTTTGGTTATTGTTTTATAGTCAACTTCGGTTTCAGCTTGTTTAACCTTCTCACCAGCCAGCTTCCTTCGTTCGTATTCTGCATGACCAATACGTTTAGCTTGGGCTCGTTTAGCTTCTGCTATAGTTCTAATGTTAATTTTATCAACACTTGGTAATATTAAGTCAAATTGTGCATCCGCAGGGTCCATAAAACTGCTGAACGTGCTCTTTGATTTATGTATCTCAGACAACAAGTCTCGATTGTTTAAGTAATTCACTTTTCTCATTTAAGTTTTCTCCAGGTTATACTCTATTATAAACTACATACTTAATAAAGTCAACTAAATAACGTAAAGGAGTTCGCCAAATGTCAGACTTTGATATAGCTAAATTAGGTAATACAATTAAAAAGGGTGTCACAGAGGGTGCATCTGCGTTAGCGGCCGGCGTACAAAGTGCGGCACAAGATATCTCAGATTTTGTTAATGTAGATGGATTTGCTAAAAATAATCGTTCTAAGAATTTACCAATTGATGGTAATCCTCTTGCATCTGCTGATGGTAAAGTTGAATTTAAAAGACCAACTGCTAGGGATTGGCGTGTTAGGTTAAGTGTTCCGAATGTTGCTAGTTTCAAATCATCTCCACTGTTAAAGCCTTTAAGTGATACTAACGGATTAGTATTTCCGTTTACTCCTACTATTATTGTTGCACACTCTGCCAACTATAGTGCAATAGCCCCTACACATACTAATTACCCCTATTTTGCTTATCAGAACTCACAAGTGGATCAACTTGTTATTACTGGAGACTTTTTTGTACAGAACGGAATAGAAGCACAGTACTGGGTAGCGGCACTACATTATTTGCGTTCAGTAACTAAAATGTTTTACGGAGGGGACTCAGAAACGCTTGGAGCACCGCCTCCAATCGTTAAATTAAACGGGTACGGTGACTTTATTTTTAACAATATTCCATGTGTGGTTACTAACTTTACAGTTGACCTTCCACAAGATGTTGATTATATTGCAACAGGACTTGACGATATAACGATTGAAAAAACTACAGAATTATCACCAGGCAAACCTGTTACATCATCACGAAACGGGGTAAGCTGGGCACCAACACAGAGTTTAATTACAGTAACAGTACAACCTATATACAGTAGAAGAGAAATTGAACAGTTTAGTTTACAGAAATATGTAAACGGTGACTATATTAAAAACGGAAAAGGATTTATTTAATGGCAACTAATTACGGTTCATCAAGTCCTTGGTTTAACACACCTGATAACCAAAGCGGCGAATATTTAGACTTAATGAGAATTCGCACTATACCTGCATCACCAGATGATGTATTATATGAAATAGAACCGCAATACAATTATCGACCAGACTTGTTAGCATATGATATGTATGGAAGTCCTAAACTATGGTGGGTATTTGCACAACGTAACATGGACACTATTAAAGATCCAATATACGATTTAAAAGTAGGCACTAAAATCTATCTACCAAAAGCATCAGCTATTGCAGATAGACTAGGGGTATAAGATGACAACTGAAGGTGAAAAAACCGGCGGCATTGATGCAGAAAAAGACTTTACTACACAAACAGTTGAGCTAGGTGCTACAGCCGTTGACGACTTTAACGAATTTAGAAATAACTCAGGGTCCGGTATAAGCATAGGCCAGGGTAGGTTTGGCTTTAGCCCAGGACGATCACAGGCACAGTTTGGTACTCCAACTAATAAACAATCGTCTGCAACAGTAGAACCAACTGGCACAGGTAAAACTGAAACTAGAAAAGGTGACGGCAAAATTAGAGAAAGTGTTCAGTCTAATGAGCTCGAACAGTTCACTTCAATGAACTACATGTTTGGTCTTTACTGTTTAACTACTGAAGAAATATTAGATCCTGACAACACCTATATGAATGGTAATAGCGAACCAGAAGTTGTTATTATTAAAAGTGGCGGAGGAACTAGAAACCTCGGTGCAAGAAAAGCAATGACGTCTTTGGAAAAAGAAGGCGGCAGAGTTGAATATTATATTGACGGCTTGGATATAGACTCAATAATTGGATATAACTCTACTACTCGTGCTGTACAACTGCACAGAGGCAGTTTTAAAGTAATTGAACCTTATAGTATGGGACAGTTTTTAGAAGCGTTACAAGTTGCGGCAAATATGGCAGGTCATCATACCTACACACAAGCAACGTTTTTGATATCAGTTGAATTTGTAGGCTATACTGGCGATAACCAAACGGTAAGAGCCGCCAAACGTATGATGCCGGTACAGTTAACAGAAGCAGGTATGACAGTTGACGGTAGCGGAACAACATATGAACTTACATTTTTATCAGCAGGAGCATCTGCTAATAAAAATTCAGTACAACAACTTCAAACTGATGTGCAACTTGTTGGGAATGATCTGCAAGAAGTATTACAAAGTGGAGAACAAAGTTTAACAGCAATTCTTAATAGCACTCTTATGAAAAGAGAAGAAGGTAATGATAATGAGTATGCTGATCAATATATTATATTATTTCCACCTAAGAATGCACTACAAAGTGCTAAGGCACGTAGGGCAAGCGAAATACAAATTAACGAATTAAACTCTGACAATGAAGCCGTAGACGATATGTCTGGGTTCTTAGAAAAAATTTCCGGAGTCGAAACTATTAAAATACAATCCGGTAAAGGTGTACAAGCACAATTAGCACAGAGTCTAAAAGAAGATGAAATGAATGCAATTGGTAGGTCGAAATTAGTTTCTACGGCATTACAATCAGGTGAAGTACAACCGTTACCAATGGACCAAATGTATGATCCAATTAAAAAGACATATGAACTAAAACTAAACACTATCCCTGCAGACAAACGTGCATTTAAATTTGAAAAAGGTACTAAGATCAATAACATTATTGAAGAACTAGTATTAATGAGCGAATACGGAAAACAGATGCTTGAGTCAAAGCAGGTTGCAGGATACCGTGATTGGTTTAGTATTTCAACAATGGTATTTCAAGTTCCAATTGACGGAATTGAACAACGCAAAGGTCGTCCACCGTTTATATACATTTTTAAAGTGATACCTTATGCCGTACATGCTAGTACTTGGATGGCTCCAGGAGATATTGCTCCAGAGGCTCCAATAAATGATATTGCAAGAGAATACAATTATTTGTACACAGGCAAAAACAAAAATGTTTTAAACTTTGATTTAACATTTAACGCAAGATTTTTAACACCAATTCCAAGAGATCAAGCGGGAGACACAAGTACAGCACAAAATGCTGGTGATTCGGCAACTGCCAATGAAGAAGATACATCAAAAAAAATAGTGGCTGATGCAGGCAAGGAAGAAAAACCAATAGTACCACTTAAATCAACTCTTGAATCTGATATTGAAATTATTACATCAGGTATGCGAGCAGTACCTTCGGACACTAAAGAAGTAATTGCAAGAACATTTCATAAAGCACTTGTTAACAGCGGATTAGACTTGGTTGAAGTACAATTAGAAATTATGGGAGATCCGTATTTCTTAAGTGATAGCGGAACAGGCAATTACCAATCAGCAGAAGGATCAACTTGGTACCAAGACGCAGATGGTCAAATAGATCATGTACGTTCTCAACAGTTTGTACGATTGAATTTTAAAACACCATACGATTATAGTTCTAGTAGTTCAACTATAGAATTTCCAACAGTACAATCAGAAACTGATGGAGTGACAGTTAGACAGTTTAGTGGATTATATAAAGTTAATGAAGTAAAACATACATTTGATAGCGGGAAATTTACACAAATGCTAACGTTACTAAGAATGAACAATCAAGCAGAGCTTGACTACAAAAACAAACAAGCTGGAGAAAAGGTTGGTGCAAGTTTGGAAGGTGGTGCAGATAAAACTACTACACTTACTAACAGTTCAAACTCCAGTAGAGGAATGCAGAGATAATGTATAGTCCATTAATAGATCAAGTATCAGTTCACAAAGTTCCGGTAATGTTCCCTGGACCATATCTTGCTAAGGTTGTTAGTTTTGTTGATTCTGAATATATGGGAACTTTACAAGTTCAGTTATTAAAAACTACAACAACAGGTAACTCAAACTTTGCAAACGGCTCAATGTATCAAGCAAGATATTTGTCACCATTTACAGGGCAAACTCCAAGAGCAGGAGTAACAAAAAATGACGGGTACCGAGATTCACAACAAAGTTATGGCATGTGGATGATTCCGCCTGATATTGGAACACAGGTTCTTATAATTTTTGCAGAAGGTAATCCCAACCAATGTTATTGGTTAGGGTGTGTACAAGATAGATATTCAAATTTTGCAGTTCCGGGAAATGCCGCAACATCACACACTACAAAAACTGAACCTGAAAAAATGCAGGGTGCAAAATTACCTGTAACAGAGTATAACAAAGAAACTGAATCAGGTTTAGGTCAAGACCCAACTAAGTTTAAAAAACCGTTCCAAGAAGATTTTACAAATGGTCTTATTGAGCAAGGTCTAATTTTTGACGAAGCAAGAGGCATTACAACATCAAGTGCTAGACGAGAAGTTCCTAGTGCAGTTTTTGGATTTAATACTCCAGGTCCGATTGACAAACGCCCAGGTGCTCCAAAAACAAAAATAGGAACATTAGAAGGAAATGCCGATGTCTTTAAATCAAGACTTGGCGGCACATCACTTGTAGCAGATGATGGCGATGATAAATTTTTAAGAAAAACTACAGCCGAAGATGGTCCTCCAGAGTATGCTGATGTAATGGCTAATGAAACTGATGGTAAGCCAGACCTTCCACACAACGAATTATTCCGTGTGCGTACTAGAACAGGGCATCAAATACTTTTACATAATAGTGAAGATTTAATTTATGTGGGTAATGCTAGAGGAACAAGTTGGATTGAACTTACAAGCGATGGCAAAGTTGATATATATGCCGGCGATAGTATTAGTATGCACACTAAGAATGATTTTAACTTTACAGCAGACCGTAATGTTACAATTGAAGCTGGTGCTAACTTGTACTTAAAAGCAAGTGGAAATTACACAGGAACAAAAGCTGGCAAAGGAAAAATACAAATAGAGTCAAGTGCTGACACAAACATATTAATCGGTGCAAACGGAAAAATTACAACATCAACTAACTTTGATTTAAACACAGGTAGTGCAAACAAGTTCACAGCAGGAACAACGTCAGACTTTAATAGTGGTGGAAATCATACAGAAACAGCATCAAACATTCATATGAATGGTCCAACAGCCGCAACAGCTGATCCAGTTAGTGCATTGAATACACATACTGTTCCAGGAGAAGAATCACCGGTACTAGTACAGCGTGTTCCACAACATGAACCATGGGGTTGGCATGAAAATTTAAATCCTACAGCACACAAGCCGTTTGCTACAGATAGAGACAATAATTTTACAACTAAGAATGATAAACCAACGCCTAGAATTCCTGATACGTTTAATAAAGACAGTAAAACCAATGGATAAAAATTAAGGTAAATATAGTACTATGGCAAGCGAATTATATAAAAATATTACAGTTACATCATCTAGTAGCCCGGGTAACCCGGCAACTGCTAATCGTGCCTATAGAGGGCTTAGTACTGTTAACCCAGAAAACGTAAGTAAGACGTTATATGACATTGGGTTAATTAAACAAGATTTATTAAATCATTTTCATATCAGACAAGGGGAAAAACTAGAAAATCCTGAGTTTGGTACAATTATATGGGACGCTATCTTTGAACCAATGACTCCGTCAATGGAAGAAGCAATAGCTGAAAATGTTAAACAGATTGTAAATTCAGATCCAAGAATAGTTGTTAACAAAATTGTTATTGATTCATACGAGAGTGGTATTATTATCGACTGTGATCTAACATATTTGCCTTACAATATCAGTGAAAAGATGCGTCTAACATTTGACGAGAGTGCGGGAGTGAATTAAGTACACACTTAACGCAATACAATAAATAGTACTATACTAAGGAAAGCAAACAAATGGCGTCAACAGATAGACAGAACAGATTACTAATAGCGGAGGATTGGGCCAAGGTCTATCAGTCTTTCCGTAATGCTGAATTTAAATCATACGATTTTGATAATTTACGCAGAACTATGATTAATTACCTCAGAGAAAATTATCCTGAGGACTTTAACGATTACATTGAATCAAGTGAATACTTGGCACTTATTGACCTTATTGCTTTCCTAGGACAAAACGTTGCTTTCCGTGTTGACTTAAATGCTAGAGAAAACTTTTTAGAACTTGCATCTCGTAGAGAAAGCGTACTAAGACTAGCACGTTTACTTTCTTATAATCCTAAGCGTAATAAACCAGCTAACGGATTGCTTAAAATGGAAAGTGTTTCAACTACAGAAGATGTAATTGATAGCAACGGAACAAATGTAGCTAGCCAATCAGTTATTTGGAACGACCCAAGTAACGCTACTTGGAGAGAGCAGTTTGAAAGAGTACTAAATGCCGCATTGCCTTTAAATTCGCAGTTTGGTAAACCAATTAAAAAAGACTCAGTAGAAGGTGTACCTACAGACCAATACAGATTTAACGCTTCCAATACTGATGTTCCTGTTTATACTTTTAGTAAAAACGTTGATGGTAGAAGTTTACAGTTTCAGATTGTTTCTACAGATGTTAGTAACGGTGTAATTTCAGAAGAAGCACCATTACCAGGAAACAGTTTAGGATTTCTTTTTAGAGATGATGGCAGAGGACCAGGATCAACTAACGCAGGATTTTTTGCACACTTCCGTCAGGGAGTTATTGATACAGGGGCATTTAACATTGACACGCCTAGCACTAACCAAGTTGTAAGTATTGATTCAATAGATGTCAACAACGATGATGTTTGGCTTTATAAGTTAAATTCAATTGGTGCAGAGGACGAGTTATGGACTAAAGTTGATGCTGTTGAAGGTAATAACATTGTTTACAATAGTACAAGAAAAAATCAAAGAAACATTTTTGCTGTATTAACAAAAACACAAGATGCAATTGATATGATCTTTAGTGACGGAGTATTTGGTAATCTTCCTAAAGGGGCATTTAGAGCATACTATAGAAGTAGTGCTAATGATTCGTTTAATATTGTTCCTAAAGACTTAACAAATATTTCTGTAGCAGTTCCGTACATATCTAAAGCAGGAAATTCTGAAACACTAAATTTAGCATTTTCTTTGAAGTACACAGTTGACAATGCAAGTAGAAGCGAAACTAACGCAAGTATTAGAGCAAACGCTCCGTCAACTTATTATACACAAAATAGAATGGTAACTGGTGAAGACTACCAAGTAGCACCACTAGGTATTAGCCAAGAAATTATTAAAGTTAAAACTGTTAATAGATCCGCAAGTGGAATTAGTAGGTATTACGACTTATTAGATTCTACAGGAAAATATTCAAATACTAGTTTGTTTGGAACAGACGGTCTTCTTTACAAAGAATTAACAGAAAGTAAAGAACAGTTTACATTTAGTACTAGAACAGATGTTGAAGGAACTATTGAAAATATAATTACACCACTGTTGTCAAAAACATCTGTAATTAACTATTACCTTGATAAGTTTCCAAAGGTCCTAGTTGCAGATTTACAAGCAAAATGGTCACAACTATCTACAGCAACAAATTATAGTACGGGTAAGTTTTTAGACTCACAAGATGCTACATATCAAGTTGGAACATTTACTGGTAGTGGACTACGATTTATTGAACCAGGAAGTTTAATTAAATTTGTAGCACCAACAGGCCAATACTTTAATAGCAACGGAACACTAGGAACGGGTAGTATATTACCAACCAATGCAACAGATTACGTTTGGACAAAAGTAGTAAGTGTTGCAGGTGACGGCAGAACAAACAATATTGACGGTACTGGACCAATTGCATTTAATGATATTATTCCAGCTAACGCAGTACTAGCGGAAATTAGACCAAAGTTTAGTAAGGCATTAGTAACTGACATTAAGACCCAGTTAATTGATCAAGTGTTTGCATACAGAACATTTGGGTTAAGATACGATGCTAATTTAAGACAGTGGCGTTTAGTTACAGAAAATAATTTAGATATTACAAGTAATTTTAGTACAGGTAAAACAGGTGATATTACAAACCAACAACTTGATGCAAGTTGGTTATTATTGTTTGAAACTGACGGAGCAACATATACTATTAGTTATAGAGGACTAAGATACGTATTTGAAAGCAATGAAGAAATTAGATTCTTCTACGATAGCGAACAGAAAATTTACGATAATAAAACAGGGCAAATTGTTAAAGATAAAATTAGCGTATTATCTATTAATACTTTACCAGACGGTACTGCACCATTTAGTAGTGATTATCCTTGGCAAATTGTTAAAGAATACAGAGACCCAGAAGGGTACATTGATAGTAAAAAGATTGAAGTTGGATTCTTTGATACTGATGATGATTCGGTAGTTGATGATCCTGATACATTTAACGTATTAATTTCTCCAACAACTAATGTTAACTCAAAGTTTATTTTCTTAAAGAAATATATAACATCTGATAACATTGAAGATTTTAAATATTGTGACAATGCTGATGAAAATATTACAGTAGTTACTAACGATGGGTTTATACAGCTATCAGGTATGCCAACTGGAAAAGTATTTTATGTTGTAAGCACAGAAGTGTTTAAGAAGTATAATGCAACTACAGGATTGTTAACACAAACAACAGACTATAAAGCCTACGTAGGCAGAGACAAATTAAAGTTCCATTATGTGCATACAGCAGATGATGATAATCGTATTGATCCAAGTAGTACAAACATTAATGATTGTTACTTATTAACAAAGAAATATGATGCATCGTTTAGACAGTATTTGAGAGGAGTAACACCAGCGTTACCTTTACCTCCAAGTAGTGATAATTTGTTTAATAGCTACGGAGCAGAGATTAATAAAATTAAGTCAATTAGTGACGAAGTTATATATCACCCAGTTAAATACAAAGTACTATTTGGTGCAAAAGCAGAAACAAACATGCAGGCAACATTTAAAATTGTAAAAAATTCAGAACAAGTTGTAAATGACAATGATATTAAATCAAAGGTTATTACAGCAATTAACGAATTCTTTGCACTTGAGAATTGGGACTTTGGAGATACATTTTACTTCACTGAACTAAGCACATATGTAATGAATCAAGTTTCACCAGATTTAGTAAGTTTAATCATTGTACCAAGGCAGACTGAACAGTCGTTTGGTAGTTTATTTGAAATAAGAAGTGAAGCAGACGAAATTTTTATTAGCGGAGCAACAGTTGATGACATTACAGTTATTGATGCTATTACCGCAAGTAGAATACAAGCATCAGGAACTGTTGTTACTGCATCAGGCACGACAACAAGCAACGGAATTACAAGTGGCACTACATACAGTAGTGGCTATTAATGGGGAATAGTCTAAATGGCTTTTAATGATAATCAATCTGATAACGCTCTTCCAGTAGGTGCAAATCAGTCGAAGCGAACTAGTGCAGACCATCTTCCTAAGTATTTTAGAACAGATTCTAATAAGAAGTTTCTAAGTGCTACATTAGATCAGCTTTTAAATCCAGGCGTTGCTGAAAAAATATCAGCATACTACGGTAGACGAATTGCCAAGGCTAGAACAGCCAGTGATAACTATGTTTCAGATGTAAATGCTGATAGAGAAAATTATCAATTTGAACCTGCTACAGTTATTCAAGATGAATTAGACAACGTTACGTTTTATAAAGACTACAACGATTATAAAAATCAGATTAAAGCGTTCAACGGCACAGTTTCAAACGATAGTGTATTAAACAGACAAGAGTACTATGCTTGGAACCCACATGTTAATTGGGACAAGTTTACAAACTTTAGAGAATACTATTGGTTACCAAATGGTCCAATAGGTATTGGTGTTGCTGGCCAAGCCAAAGACATTGATAGTACATTTACAGTTACAAGTGAAGACAATCTTGATAACACAGCGTATGTATTTTCACCAGATGGCAAAACACAGAATCCGTCATTAAAATTATTTAGAGGACAAACATATACGTTTATTCTTAATACTCCTGGTATGCCTTTAACTTTTAGAACGCAAAGAAGTTTAGATTCAGAAGTACTGTATACTGACGGTATTGACGACAGTACACAAACAACAGACATTGGAACAATTACTTTTAGAGTAGATATTAATGCTCCGGATACATTATACTATATTAACGGAAACGATATTAATACCAGTGGACTAATTAAAATTTACGATGTTGTAGAAAATAGTTCAATTGATGTTGATGCAGAAATCATTGGCAAACAAGAATATACAATGTCAAATGGATATAAACTATCCAATGGAATGAAGCTATATTTCCAAGGTACAGTTACTCCTGCAAAGTATGCACAGGGCGAGTGGTATGTTGAAGGTGTTGGCGAAAAGATTAAATTAGTATCAGACGAAAATGTTATGATACCAGGAACTTATGCTACAGATAAACCTGTACCATTTGATTCAGACGCATTTGATAGACTTCCTTTTAGTAATGCAAACAGCTTTGCAGGATCTAAAGATTATGTTTGTATGAACAAGTCAAGTAATGATTTAAATCCGTGGGCAAGGTATAACAGATGGACACATAAAACTGTTATTGAAGCTACTGCAACTATTAATGGTATTATACCTGAAATTGATCAAGCAAATAGAGCTAAACGTCCTATTATTGAATTTAATGAAAACATTAAACTTTACAAGTTTGGTACATATGCAAAAACAAATGTAGACTTAATTGATACTTATACTACTGATGTATTTTCAACAGTTGAAGGTGCGTTAGGTTACAACATTGACGATGTTGAAGTTGCAGACGACATGCGTGTATTGTTTACTGCTGATCCAGATTCCTTTGTGTCAGGCAAGATTTTCAAAATAAAATATATTACACACAACAATGTTAGACAGATTAGTTTAATTGAAGAAACTGATACAACACCATTATTAAATGAAGTAGTGTTAGTTGAATCTGGTACTACTAACAAAGGTAAAATGTGGTATTACGATGGAACTAAATGGTGTCTAGCACAAGAAAAGACAGCAATTAACCAAACTCCTATGTTTGATTTGTTTGATAGCAATGGTGTTACGTATTCTAACGCAACAACATATAAAAGCACAACCTTTACTGGTAACAAACTTTTTAGCTATAAACAAGGAACAGGCACTAACGATGTAGAACTAGGATTTCCAATAAGTTATAGAGCGTTACAAAACACTGGCGATATTGAATTTGATTTTAACTTACTAAACAGTAAGTTTACGTATCAAGAAAACAATGCAGTAGTAAGTGTTAATTCTGACAAGGGTGTACTAAGACAATATTCTGATAGAGAAACATTTGCATATGTAAGTGGATGGACTAAAGGTAGTGCTGAAAGTAAACAGCTTGTTAATAGGCAGTATATTGTAACTACACAGTTTAATGATTTTGCTATTGATGTTTATGACAGAAGCGGCGACCTAAA